CTGAACGTAGCGATTGCGATTGGGCGACTTTTAACGCGAACGGAGTGTGTCCATCACATCGACCACAACCCGCTGAACAACGAACTGACGAATCTGACGCTGTTTGCAACGAACAGGGAGCACAAACTGTTCGAGCATGGCGCGGACATAAAGCCATTGTGGGACGGATCACTCCTGAGCGGTATCGCGGCGTAATTTGGTGCGTCCGCGTGAAAAGCGGGGCGTTTGTCGCTGTTCGCAATGGCTTTGCGTTCCCTACAGGAAATAGCGGCTTTCCCAAATCTCACGACGTGAGTAAGGGAATCGACAAGGCAGCGGGCCATTGGCGCGGACGGGCTGGTGAAGTCAAGGACGCGACCGTCGGGCAGGTCGCCAATGGTACGGGATACGAACGCACCGACAAGGGCGAGCCTGCCACACCCGACGCCGCCAAATGGCAAGGATTCGGAACCGCGCTAAAGCCAGCGTGGGAACCTATCTGCTTGGCCCGCAAGCCGCTGATCGGCACGGTTGCCGCCAATGTGCTGGAGCACGGCACGGGGGCGTTGAATGTGGATGGATGCCGGGTGGGAACGGAAGGCGGAACGGCCAAAGGCCGTTCCGCTGACAAATCGCAAACCGACAGCGTTGGCGGCTACCTCAACGCAAAGGCAGGCTCATCCATCGACGCAGGTCGCTGGCCTGCCAACATCGTAACGGACGGCTCTCCGGAAGTTGTCTCGTGCTTTCCTGATGTAAAATCCAGCAAGGCGACCGTGACGAGCAAGCCCGGCTCCGTTTCCGTAAACGGAGCCGGGCTGCCATCGAACACCGGCACATACGGCGCGGACGGAAGCGGCTCCGCCGCCCGTTTCTTCTACACCGCAAAAGCCGACAAACTGGACCGCCTTTCAAGCAAGCACCCAACCGTCAAGCCCGTGGACCTGATGCAATGGCTTTGCCGCTTGGTGACGCCGCCGGGCGGAACCGTGCTCGATCCCTTTGCGGGTAGCGGCAGCACAGGCGAGGCGGCATGGCGCGAGGGCTTTAACGCCATTCTTATCGAGCGCGAGGAAGAATACCAGGCCGACATTGCGCGGCGCATGGAGCTTGCTGACAAGGGGCCGACAACGCGCAAGGCCGCCAGCCGCACGCAGGCCAGCAACGACAACCTGCCCCTGTTCGGCGGCGTGGAGGCCACATAATGGCGGGTAAGGGCGGCTTCGGCTTCCGCATTCGCGACCATAAAGCACGCAGCGCGCCTAGCGCCCCAAGCCAGGAGTCCCCATGACCGAACACGACCCCACAACCTGCCACGTATGCGGCCGCCAAGCCGTTGGAATCGGCATAGGCGACCTTCGCGATCCCAAATGGATTTGCGCCGAATGCGTGCCGCTGATCGATTACATCAAATCGGCGCGCCGCCCCACGGCTTACGAAATCAAGGCGCGCGAGGGCGGGATGGAGGCGGCCGCGCCGTTGGTGAAGGAGTACGGGCCGGACCTTTCCGAGTGGACCGAAGACCAAGTGCTCATGTTTGTCGGCGCTTGCTGGCGCGGGACGGCAGACCGGATACGCGACTTGATACGAAATCAGGAGGCACCTTGGTGATGACCTACGCAATACAAGCGGGCGCGCTACGCGAAAACCCGAATAGCGGCCCCGATGGCGTCGGCGTGCAGGCCGATATTGCCTATACGCTTGAAGCGCGCGCTGAAGTGCAGGCCGTATGCGGCGAACCTTCAGGCGAGCCGCCAAGCAACGACAATGCGCCGCAGCAAGGCGCGCGCATAGCCGCGCACATGCCGCCGGCGAATGATCCATAAAAGGAGCGCTTGGCGCCTTCGCGCCGCATTTATAAAACATTCCTGTTGACATGATATGCATTTTCGCATATTGTTTGGATAGCAAAAAGGAGCAAGACAATGACAAACGAAATTATGCGCCCCACAATCAACCTGAACAGCACGGCCGCCGACGACCTTGTCAATGGCCGCATGAATGCGCGCCGCGCTGTCCTTGCTAACCTGGAGGCGCGCCGCGCTGTCCTTGTTACCCTGGGGGCGATCGGCAAGTTGTCGCCCAACGGGCGCGACTACATCGGTCAGCCGGATGCTTTAGCGCGGGATCAACTGATCCACCGCGAGCGCTTCCGCGCCTTGGATTCGCTTTACAACGCTCTTGAGGAAGAGGCTATCGCTATTCAGGACGCCACGCCATGACAGCCCAAGCCATCGCCATGCGCGCCCGCGGCCTAAGCTACGAGCAGATAGCCCGCAAGTTGGGCATCAAGCGCCAGCAGGCGCGCTATCTTATCCAAAGCGAAGACCAGGAATGGCTGGCGCGACGCGCCGCTTACAGCGCGGCTAACCGCGCCGCCATAACACGCGCCACATGCGCGCGCCGCAAGGTGGTTGCGGCGGCGTTCGGTAGTTACGGCGCTTACCGCGAGGCGCGCCGCGAGGCTTACGCGGTAGCGAAGCGCGACGGCGTAAGCGCGGAGGAAGTCATGCAGCGTTGGGGCATTCTCGACGTGCCGGGGGCGGCGGGGGCTTATTTGCGGAATCGCGCTTGACAGAATATGCGTTTTCGCATATTGTTTGGATAGCAAAAAGGAGCCGGTCATGCGCAGCGAATTCAGCATTTTCTTCCCGAAGATCGTCAAGACCCGCGCGCCCCGCAAGCCCGCCCGCAAGGCAATCAAGGTCGGTTGCAAGGTCCGCATGCACCTCGACGGCAACACCTACACCGTGGTCGAGCGCGACACCCGCTACCCGAGCGCATGATTCGTTGCCAACGCCGAAGGCATCCGCGCCCCCCACTCCTTCGGCCGCGACGACATGCAGGTTGTCGAGGGCTGACCGCCACCCACACCGCAACACCCGCCCCGCTGCCCTAGGCGGCGGGTTTTTTTGTTGCCTTGACTTTATATGCGAAAACGCATATCTTTGGCAGTTACGCAAACGCAGCATATCGGAGTTGCCATGCACTTTGAACCGCCCACAAGGCAACAACTTGGAGCGCCGCCGATAATGTGCGAAGGGGTTGAGCCTTATACCTCCAGATTCGAAGACATTGATTGGAACATGCGCCCGCAACACAGGTATAGTTGTTCTCGGCTTTGCGAAATAGCGGGGCTGGGCAAGGTGGTATGCGCCAACGGCTCAACGCAATATAAATCATACTGCATGGAGTGCGGCGGCAGGGGTGGAAATTTACTCCATAGTGACGTTGCCGGATTGGATCAACCCAGAATACCGATACTGAGCGAGAAAGAAATAGTGCCTTGCGAAAGATGCGGGAGCATGGACGGTTCAGAAGTGCACCATTGGGCGCCAATGCACCTTTTCGATGACGCAGAAGGGTGGCCCAAAAGCCATCTTTGCATAAGCTGCCACAGGGAGTGGCACGCGAAAGTCACTCCGTATATGTCACAGAGAAAGATAGCAGCATGAGCCGACTCCCGAAAATCGACGTATCATCGCCATACGCGCGCGTGGGCGCAACGCTGGTTGATCAGGGCTGGAGCGCCATCCCATGCCGCCCCGGTAGCAAGCGCCCCGGCTTGTTTACGGGCGGCTATTGGCAGGGCATGACAGGATGGAATGAATACTGCGACCGCATGCCGACCGGCGACGAAGTTGCGCTTTGGTCGAAGTGGCCCGCGGCGGGGGTGTGCCTTGCCTTGGACCATCAAATCAAGGTCATCGATATCGACACGGACGACAGCGAATTGCGCGAGGCGCTTTCCGCCATCATCCCTGACAGTCCGGTAAAGAAGCGGGGCAAGAAAGGCTATTCGGCCTTTTACCGCGGCCCGCCGGGCATCGTTAGCCGCGCGTTCAGCATATCGGTTTTCGGGCGGCAGGAGCGCATTGTTGATCTGCTTGCACACGGCAAGCAAACCGTATGCCCGCCGACGATTCACCCCGAAACCGAAGAGCCGTACCAATGGCTTGAAGACCCCTTGGAGCACTATTCGCCCGAAGACTTGCCGCTGCTAGGCGAGGATATCGCAGGCCAAATCGAGGCGGTGCTTGCGCCTTTTGGCTACATCGCGCCTATCGAGCATGAATACCACGAAGTTGAGGCGCGCGATACGTTCTGGCGCCAGATCAACGACCTTGCGCTTGCAAACCTTGATATGTGGGTACCGGGCCTGCAATTGCCGATGACCAAGCGCACGGGCGACGGGCGCTGGCGTGCCGTAGCCGAATGGCGCGGGGTTGAAAAGCCGAACCTGTCGTTCAGCCCCACAGGCATCACCGATTGGGGCAACGGCGAAACGCATACGCCCATTGACGTCACGATGCACGCATTCAGTGCCGGGCTTGATACGGCAACGGCGTGGCTAAAGGAAAAGCTGGGCTATCAGGAGATAGAGCTTCAGGACACGACAAGCCTGATCGCCAAGGGGCTAGCGCGCACAGCGGCCCGCGAAGCGCACGCCAAGCCTGCCGCTGTTGCCGCGGTTCCCGTTGTGCAGCCCCAGCCGGAAGCCCCTGCGCCCGCCCCTACCCCGCTTGCGGTTAGCCAAAGCCGGAAGCATTACAACCCGTTTACGCCGCAAGAGGCGGGCGGCGTGTTGGGCCAGATCGCGCAATGGGCCTATGACACTGGCCGGCGCCCCGTGCCCGAATTTTCGATTCTCGCATCGGTCGCGTTTATGTCCGTATTGTTCGGGCGGCGCGCCGTTGGGCCTACCGGCGCGGGCTTGAATATGTACCTGGTAGGCATCGCGGGGCCGGGGTTCGGGAAGGAGCACCCGCTAAAGGCCGTGCAAACCCTAGCCGTTGATTTGCAGATGCCGTTCCTGATCGGCCCCGGCGAAGTCACCAGCGGCTCGGCCATCGAAAAGGTCGTGCGCAAGCGCCCCGTATTTCTAATGCCGTGGGACGAAATCGGCGTCGTGCTACAATCCGTAACGGGACGCGGCGCGTCTAGCTGGGCACAAACCATCCGCAAGGTGCTGCTCGAAATCTTTTCGAAGTCCACAAGCATGTGGGCCGGCAAGGAACACGCGGACCCGGACAAAGACAACTCCGCAAACCCGGTATTTCTGCCGACCGTTTCGCTTATGGGCATGTCCACGCCGACGACGTTCTACAAGGGCATAACGGAGGAAAGCCTTGTGGACGGCTTTGTGGCCCGCCTGGTTGTCATGGAGCCATCCAGCCGCCCCGAGCGGCATGCAGCACCGCCCGTGCTTGTCACGCCGGTTTCGCTGCTTACTGCGGTTAAGAAATGCCGGGACGACTTCCCGACGCCGAGCAACCTAGCCGACGCAAACTGGCGAAACCCGAATTCGCGCCCGGTTATCTATACCGTGCCGTGGGAGACGGCTGAGGCCGAAAAACGGTGGACGGAGATCGAAGATTGGCAGATCGAAGAGATTGAGGACAACGGCGCGCAGGAGGGCATTGTCGGCCGTACCGCGGAGCAAACAATCAAGCTTGCCACGCTGCGCGCCATAAGCCGAAACTCGTCCGCGCCGTCCGTTAGCGTGGGCGACGTCGAATGGGGATACGCCATTGTGCAGGCGTCAATCGCGTCCATCAATCGCGGCGTTGAGGAATACATGGCCGGGTCGCAGTTCGAAGAATTGTGCAAGGCCATTGTATCGGCACTTAAAAAAACCAAGGACGGGACGCTCCCGCAATCGATGCTCGTCCGCAAGCGGGGCGTATCCAAGGCCGACGATCGGATGGTTGACCAAGCCATAAAGCGGCTCGTTTTGGCCGGGGATATCGACCTGCCGAAGATCGACGGCAAGGGGGTAAAAGTGCGGCTTTCGGCGGCTAAAATGGCCGCATAAAGTCGTTGCGCAGCGTTTTTGCAACGAAGCGATATCTTGCTATGAAATTTCGCTTCATTGCAACAATTGCAAACAAATGCAGGCCGTTTTTCAACGTTTTTTTGCCCCTAACCGATTGATATATATACAGAATATACCTCCTTATATATCATTGTATTTTTTTGTCTTTACCCATGTATAAGGAGAGAGAATCTAGGGAGAGATAATATATAGGCAACGAAAAATCCGCACCACCAACCCCACGGAGCCCGACCATGACAACCCACACCCAAACGGCCCGCATTGACGGCAAGCGCATGCGGATCACGACGCGCAAAGGCAAGGTGACGGCAGCCCCTGCCCCGCCGCTGGAATGGGAGCTACAGGCGGCGCAGGTACACGCCCTGCGCGCCATGCCGGAATACGGCGCGGGCTTCCTGCTGGCCGGCGACATGAATGCCGGCAAACGCGGCCCGCGCGCCCAGGTGCAAGCCAAGGCTACCGGCATGGAGCCGGGCGAGCCGGACTTGCGAATATACGGCAAGGGCGGCCGGCTGCTGCTGATCGAAAACAAGGTTGGCCGCGCGCCCCTAACGCCCGCGCAAAAAGACCGTCACCCGGCCATGGCTGGGCTGGGGCACCCCGTTACGGTTCTACGGGCCAACGACGCCGCCACGGCGGCCGCTGACGCCGTTTCGCTAGTCCGCGGGTGGTTGGGTAGCGCGGCGAACGATAACGGGCGCTGACGGGGCTGTGTGGGGGTTTTGGGAAAAGTGAGCAATAGGGGTTGACGCGATATGCGAAAACGCATATATAGGCATGTACGCGACATAACCACACGGAGACCGCCATGCCGGCCGCTAACGATAACACGCCAACGCAGATAACCGTAAGTGGGGAGTTGTGCTTTGGGCGCGAGCGGTTCCCGGCAAAATCGTTAGAAGCATTTATCGAGTATGATATCTGGTTCGGCAACGGCAAGCCTGAATACTCAACGTCGTGCGATACGCAATTAACGACGGACGGCGCCATTCTATGCTTTCGTGAGCAGTCGAACAGAAAGATTTGGGTTGCTGTTATCCCTGTGAATGGCGACGAATGGTTTGTCGATGAGTGGCGCACAGAGATTTACCGATACAAGCGCGAAGCCGTTTCCGCTTTGGCGGCAGGGTTGAAGCTTTATGATTCTAGCCGAGAACCATGGGACGACGAAGACGAAGAAGACGATTTATACGAGCGCGGCTATATCGACGAATACGGGGAAGCGGAATGAGCAGCACAGCAAGGCGTCACGCGGCACTTTCGAGCGACGGGTCCGACCTGCCCGCCCGACAGGTATATTTTGACCACGAGCGGCCCGGCGTGCACGCCCAGAAGGCCCGCTTAGCCGAACGCGCGTATATCGGGCGCAATTGGGATGGCAAACCCGCAAACGACAACATCAATTGGCCGCTTGCTAAGGCGCTGCTAACGGAGGGTAACGGCGAACTGCTGAAGTATGCGATGGCGTATCGCCGCATTTACGATCACGCAAAGAGCGAAGCCGAGTTGGGCATGGGCGATTCAACCGGCCCCGAAATGGTGGTAGTCCACAGGAGCCGCATCGACGAAAGCTCCGGCACGCTTATCTATGGCGGTGAGTTGGTTCACAAGGCAGGCACCATCGAAATTCCGGCGACGCGCACGTCGCCAACCAATCCAGACAGCAAGAAAAGCGCAACGCCTGTCACCAAGCCGTGGAACGGCGATGCACCCGTGAACAACATGATTGACGCGAAGCGCGAGCTTGCGCGACTTAACGCGCGAATGGGGCCGACAGTCGAGCCGTTCGAAATGGCGTGCATCGACGGCGCGACGTTGGCGGAGGTCGGCAACGCGCTAGGCGTGGCCAACCGCGCCGGATCGATGGGGGCCGGCAAGGCGCTGTGTCACCTGGCCTTAATCACAATCCGCGATAACCTGAGAAAGCCTGAGCGTCTCGACCTTGTCGCTTAGCATGCGCAGTTTGGCGTCCCGAGGGGAATATATGAGAGCGGGACAAAAACCGCCAACCCCATTCTGTGCGCACAAGCTGCGGCTTGTTATAACCAGTTTGCCTCCAGCGCGCCTATATATAGACGGAAAAGAACCCGTCGCAGATTTGGGGCGTCGGTGCGGCTTGTTATAACAAGATTGCCTCCAGCGCGCCTATATATAGGCGGTAAAGAACCCGTCGCAGATTTAGGGCGGCGGTGCGGCCGGCGGTACGCTAAGGCTCGCAAGTGACCGTGCTACGGCTACCCTAAAAACAACAGCGAAGATGCCCACGGCGCGGCGACGCGTATGTGCTAGGTCGCGCTCCCCGATACGCCGGCCGCTATGTTCGCCCCTTTCGGGATTGGGGCGCGCCATCTTCGTCTGCACCATCATCGGCGCGCGATCACACGCTGCGCTGATGATGCGCCGGGTTTGACGGCACCGCACTGATAAGGCGGCACGCCTCCCCGGCGCTACAAATTAGGAGCGGCAACATGGACCGCATGGGCTTCTAGCCATGACGCTTAGCGTAAGGATCACGGGCGACGGCATCACGCGTCTTGCGGAAGCCGTCAACGTGCTAGGCAGCAGCCGCGCGCACCAGGCCTTTAGCCGCGCCATCAATCATGCGGGGCGCACTAGCGGCACCGCAGCGGGGCGCGTACTAGCCAAGCAAACGGGGCTTAAGCCAAGCGTAACGCGCAAGGCTGTAACGCGACGCGTAACACGGTCAACCCCTGCAACGTTGACATACACGGTCAACGGGTCTGGCGGGAACATTTCGTTGATGCACTTCAAGGCGCGCGAAACGCGGAAGGGTGTTAGTGCGCAGCCATTCGGCAGGCGCCAAGTTTTTGCATCGACCTTCATGAAAGCGGGCTTCTGGCCCAGCCGCGTAAGCAAACCGGGATGGAATGGACAGGTGTTCATTCGCAACGCGGCGGGCAGCTTTGATAAGGTCAAGTCCGGGGTTTATATTCCTAAGGAGATGACGCAAGGCGCAACGGCACGCGCATGGGAGCAGGGCACGGGCAAGCTGCAAGGGCGCATCGACCACGAGGTCAGGCGGGCGACACGGGGCGCGGTGTCGTAAAGCATAACGCTTTCAATGGCTTACCCCCCCCGGCCTAGGTTCCTCCCGGCCCCCCGGCCCCCTTCGCGGGGGGGAACGG